TTACCTAATGAATTTACATTTTTCGTTTTGAATCTAATTTTATAAAGTTTACCTTCTATTTTATCAATAATTTCTATATACTTAAACGTAGATTTTGANGTATTAGAAAGACGATANTTAATTTTATGTTTTGATAACAGCGNGCTGACNGTATCACGTAATTCTACCCTATTATCTGTGATTATAATCAGCCATATAGTCCGGATGCCAGAAGCAGAAAACTTTATGTTGTTTAACTTTAATAACGAATCAGGCGTCATAACATGGCTTCAACGTCTACAAGAAATTTCAATGACTGCTCTTTTAATTCATCAAAAAATAATTGGGCAGATTCAGTCGCTTTACCTTTAAAACTAATTTCGCCGCCTTTAGCAAAAAGTTCGCCAACTACTTCAGTATTATCTTTATCACTGTAAAAAGTAATATAAGGTAAAATGCCATCGTGTACTGCTTGTGCTTCTTCTTTATTCATGATCATTCCTAATGTCTAGATATTGCATAATCGCAAGAGTTGTAATAATATGGTTGTAATCCTACTATCCAATTAAACGCGTATTTTTCCATATCATCGTCCAAATCAGCAAGAAAATTCTCTGCTTCGGCTACAGTAAAAAATGGATACTTATAGCTTACCATAATACCTTCAACTTCAGCAACTATTATAAAATCTATCTGGTCGCTAACGAATTCAGAATCAAATGTGAATCCAGATGATACTGGAATTAGTGATATATTGGTCGCTTTCATGGATATTTATACCTTTTTTAAAATAATGTAAATGTTTTCTCAGTCTGCCAGTTAACAGCCTTTAATACTGATTCTAAAGGATCAATAAATGCCTTCTGAAACATAAGTTCATAGTCTATATATTTGCGAAGACCGAATTTATCAGGAAGTTCATTAACAAAACCAATGACATTTTCGTTGATAGGATTTGGTAATTTAAGATATACGATTTTAACTTTATCACCATTCCTAATTTCAGGTTCTTCTTCTAAATTCAGTGCTTTACGTCTTATATTATATAATATAGCAGCTCGTGATTGTTGAGGCGTACCTTTAATATAAGACTGCCCGTTTTTATATTTATCTACGTTACTTACAGACATAGAAATTGCGATTTCTGAAGGTTTACTATTATACCATAATTCGGTTTTAAATTTTTCAATTCTATCTATTAAATCATTATTTGTAGAATCTAATATCTGTGGTAACATATCTTTAAGAGTTTTTCGGCAGAATTCTGGAGTATTTGATTTTATAACACGAAGACCCATAATTTTTAGTTTTGGACTATCATAACGAATACCTTCTGAATCAATCACTCTGAGATAATACATTTTTGGGGCTACAAAAATCCCACGATCAGCAATTACTTCTCGATCCATTATCATCAATTGCTCTTTATTATTAAAGTAATCGCACATTTCTTGATATGATTTAGCCATAAATGGTTCAACTTTCTGAGCGAAAAATGAAGAAAGAGCATTTGTAATTTGCGTGTCTGATTTATCTTTGAGATATTTATCAACAAAAGGGCCCATGTTTAAGTAATTACTATTATGAACTAATATATCATTTGCAAAGAAATTATGGTCATCTTCAACTTCAATATCATAAACCCAATCTTCTATTTCACCTAGTGGAGATATTTTCCAATTTGTGCCTGTTGTAACATTCATTAATTTTCTCCATTATATCATAATTATGTATTAATTGCAACTAACTTATCTGTTTCTTTTATTTCATTTATTTTTATAGATATTAATTTATCTTTCCTAAGAACCATCAATGAATGATCTTCCGTTATAGTCACATTATTCCCGTTAAATTCAATATTATACATTTGTTTTTTAACTTTATGTTTCATAATATAATTAATACGTTTCTCATTCACTTTATTAGAAAAACTTAAAGTAGTATCATCAGCAGTTATGTGTTTTATATAATTATCTTTACCTTTATACTCAACATCGCCTTTAGCTAGTTCATAATACTCGTCAATTCTTATCTTTTTATTATTGACATATATTAAACTTTCGCCAAGAACGGAATCAGTATCAATTGCGAGAACATAATCAAAATTATCAGTCTTCATAATGCCATTTATATATTCATTTAGCTTTCTAGCAATCCATTGAATAGCTACGCGTCCATGATACGTAACACCTTCAGCCATGCGTAAGTCATAATATCTAAAATATTTAGATCCAAGAGCTCCATCATTTATATTCAATAGATATCGTTAATATCTATCCGTTCTCTTATGAACTGCTTATAGTTTCCTATAAGATTAGACTATATCATCATCTCTAGAGATGCTACCCATTTCCATCTTACTTAAGATGTACTTCCTTCCGGAATAGTCGTTGAACCTTACTCTTTCGAGTCTTGGCTGCTGATTACCATTTTAAAGGCTTCCAGCAATTAAAGTAGTTTTTCGATACTGATCACTCAGTAAAAGGCGCTAGGAATTAACGCAGAATTTAACAGAACTTTTGCTGTCATCTGTTTTGTTTTATATACAGATTTAAGTGAATTGTATTTATTATTCAATTTTATCAACTCTTCATCTGATAAATCAGTTATATTCGTCATTTCATAATTTCCTCATAAATAGTAATTAAACAGATAATCCTCTTCGTTGAATTTCAGCTTTAGTTTCTTCGTATAATTCTTCATATTGAAGCATTTCTTTTTTGTCAGCTTTACGCTTGTTGTATAGCATTTCAAGTAAAACTGGTAAAAATCCAGATTCAGATTTATCAAAGAATTGACCATTCGCGGCCATTGAATATTTAGTATTAGCTGATAAATCCTGAGTTTTATTAATAAGATCATTTTCATTAATACTATTACGTATTTGTAATAATTCATCAGGTACTACGTCAATCAATTTTTCAGGACTAATATTGCATTGACGAATAATACTAGGATAGAGAGATGCAAGATCAACAGAAACGATCCAATTATGTAAACCAATCAACGGCTTTTTAACAAATGCGCCTTTAAATGATTCGCTTTTACTACCTACTTTATTTTTTGGGACTATAATATTCTGCTCTCTTAGATAATGAAATATCAAACTATCCCAAATTCTAATAGGGCTGAATATTTCTTCGAAGTTTGTTTTTGAATAATAACATGTATCTACAACCATACCAATAAAATTACGTTTAGCTTCTAATCTTATAAGAATATCAACATCTTTCTTATTATACACGATAAACTTATTATAGTCATTACGATAAAGATTAAATAATGATCCATGTTCAGAATAATCAACTTTTGCCATCTCCTAGCTCTGCNTAGGCAATATGATCAAGTGAATATTTCTCTTGAGGGGTAAAACTAAATTTTTTATAAAGAGCCATCATATCTAATTGAGATACGCCGTATATATTAGTACATTGGTATTCTTTATCATATTTTTTGATAGAACGATATTTTACTATTCCCCAAGGAGAAAGTTTATCAGCTGTCGATTTTGATATAATATTCATAATTCTATTATAGATATAAGGATCGTCAAATGTTTCATTATTCCATCCTACTATAATATCTGGGTAGTTATTGACCCAGTATTGAACTACGTCAGATAATAATTCTATTTCTGAGTCGAATTCTCTAAAATCATCAGCATCAATATTTTCAAATTTGTTAGATTGTGAGTATGACAATGCCCATAATATATACTTATCGGCCTTGGTATCGAATATACATAATCCATTAATAGGATCTTTTGCTAAAGAAGGTTCAGGAAATTCGGTACAATCCACTTCAATATCATAATAAAATATTCTCAAATCATTTTTTGATACTGTTTCGTATGCGGATTGATCGTAATAATCAAATAAAAATTGAGATTCAGGACGGATGTCGCCTAGGATAGTTTTATTTTCTACGTCTTTCCAGCGATTTTTATAATCAATTGAATCTTTTATTGAGTTGAACGTTCGTCGTTTAACGAAATTGCCATGAATATCTTTATATTCTGAAATTTCATCAGTTTTTTCAAAACATTCTGGCTTAAAATTAGATATGCGAGTTAAATTACCNTTCAACTCGCGNAATAGAATTGTGTTTCCTTGCGTAGTAATATTTGTATACATGTATCATCACCTTTTCCAATTATGTAAGTATTATATCATATTCTGTATATTATGTATACAACTAGACTCCTATTGAATATTTATTTTTCAAAGACCAGTTATTTTTATCTGCATATTTAATTACTTTAATTTTATGAGATGATTCTAAATTTTCAGGATTAATAGGATTGATAATTTTTATCAAATTCCAATCAGATAACAATTGAGCTATTCTATTCTGGCGCTTCCAGTCTGATTCATTAAATTCAGTATGTTTACCGTCGAGAGCAAATAATATCTTAAAATGACAAATGTAATATTTTGATTGTTTATGCAATATATTNCAGCTTTGNGTTAATTCTTTTTTCGAAGTATTCGCAATACCTATTCTAGTTAATGTCTCAGCAATTTTTAAAAAAGATTCATCATCAGNCAATTCTANCTCTATTGCGTCTGATAAATCCCACTCACGTAAAGTCATTTCATTCCACCTTTATCTAATTTGTTTTTTATTATAGTTAACTGCTCTTTTGAAATCAATCTAAGAGCTTCTCGTGCTTTATTATAAGAATAATTAAAATATTCAGATATAACAGCTAAGTCGTCATCCTTTTCAGATTTTATCCACTTACTATAACGCTTTTTAGATTTAATAGAGCCGACCAAAAAGTCATAGGCCATTTCATCGGGCATATCTAATTGGTTTACTTCATTAGCGTACATAATAGTGTCTATATTAAAGGATAATCCATTTAGTACTATATATTTATTAAAATGCTTTTTCGCATTATCAGAATTTCTAAACAAATTTTTCTTTTGGTGGTTAATATCATTCAGATAATCAAAAAGTTTATACTTCGATTCCTTTTTAATCTCTGTATTTTCTTCAGTTTTTATTTTATCGCCGAATAAATCAATCATTGAAGGTGGCCGTTAACATAATTTCTGTAATACAAGCTGTCATGTTTAGATTTTTATTAGCTATGGTATTATCATATCGCATGTAATTAGCAATAGTAATNATCATNTCTGGTATAGAAGCAGGCTTTAATACTTTATATAATCTATTATAGATTACCGTGTATAATCTGCCTGTATCAACTTGGTTATTTTCAAGCCACTGCCGTACTCCTCCTATATTTTTAGTTTTAATAAATCCAACNAGCTCATCAACNTCAGTCTCATCGTTTAGTAATATTGAATTATCAATTGATCCTGTTATTGACATNCCTTGTAGTTCNTTAATAACACGTCTAAAATCAGGAGTCATATTTCTTAATAAGTTCTGCTATAGTTTTATCGTGATAAGTTATATTATTNTGATCCAGTATTGCTTTAATACGAGCCATGAATAAACCCATAAGCCGAGGTAAATCAGCTTTTTTGAAATTAAAGTCAATATCTAGTAATCTAGAACGAATAGGATTAATCAAATTGTCGACGTTATTACATGTTAATATAAACCCGCAACTTATAGAGAATTCCTCTATATAATGACGTAGAGAATCTTGAAATAANGNCGTCATACCATCAGCTTCATCGAGAAATATGAATTTTCTGCCACCAGTCATACTGCTTGTCGATGCGAATTCAGCTATTTTAGTGCGCAATAAATCAATAGAACGTTCAAGAGAGGCGTTAATGAATAGATAATCATAACCTAATTCATCCATCATAGCTAGAGCAGCAGATGTTTTACCACTACCCGGAGTAGTAGAAAATAGTAATAAATTAGGCAATTCTTTTTTATTAACGAATCCCTGCAGAGTCTTCTGAGTCTGCAGAGGGAGAATACAATCACTAACCGCTTTTGGCCTATATTTTTCGACCCATAACATTTCTTCGCGCTTCATAATATAAAAATCCTTTTATCCAAAGGTTGATTGAGGAGCTAGAGCAATCCAGTATTTATTAATGCCATTGTCATTAGTCCATTCAGATAAAGACATATTTGAACTAATATGAAATTTAATATTATAGTTACCAGGAACCACTTTAATATTTTCAAATGTTATAAAAATTTCAAATTGGTCTGTTGTCGAGGCATCTAATACAATATCAAACGTATTTGATAATGGATTCTTAATATCAACGAGGCTGGCAACAACAGAACCATTTTTATTACTGAACTTGAGCATTGGTAAATTTGTTTTACCGACAGCTTTTAAAATAGTAGATCTATTTGATTCAGTCAAAGTGAATTCAATATTAACAGAAGGTAAAGTAAGTTCAGACTTAGGCGGATGAGCTATAATTTCAGGATCAGCAGTATGATATTTAGCAGAACACGAATCATCGGAGATACTAATATAACCTTCAGAAAATTCAAGCTCAGGTTTGTTGAATAAAGATAGATTATTTAAAAATTGACCTAATTCATAAATACCGATATCCATTGGAAAATCTTCTTCTATTTTTGCATTGGCCAAAATTAATCTAGAATTTGACATCGTACTCAATAAAGATCCTTTCTTAATAACAATACTTGGATTGATAGAAGAAAATCCTTGTAAAATACTCACTGTGTTACTTGATAACTGCATGTTAGTTCTCCATTATTAAAATTATAAAGCTATTATACATCATTTATCAGTTATTGTAAACGTCTAATGATTAGATCTGTATATAGCTTTTGAAAATTTATTTATTTTTTTCATCTCAATACTAGCATGAAATTTATCTGCTACTTCAGCCTTATGGCTGATAATAAACAAATTCATATTACTATCAAGAACATCGACAATATTAAAGAAAGCATCGATGCCTGATAGATCTAGTGTAGAATCAAGAACTTCATCCATAAGAAGAAGATTAACTCTATTACCTGATTTGATAGTTGTAATTTCTCTAAAAGCAAATAANATACTAAGATCAACTCTTAATTTTTCGCCTTCAGAAAAGTTACCNTATTGTATATCAGTNCTACCTGATACCTTAATGCATTCGTTGAATTGTTCATCAAAAGCNAATTCAATATTAAATCCAAGAATTTCAAGATATTTATTTATTTTGTTATTAATAAGAGGTAAGTACATTTTAATTATATTAGTTTTGATACCGTCATCTTTTAATATACCTAATAAAAATTCGTACTCACTACCTTCTAATTGTAGTTGTTTCAATATTTTGTTATCACGTTCATAATCATCTTTTAGATCATCAGCTTTAGATAATTGTTTATTAATAAGATCATCTGAATTCTCTTTTTCTTGTTGTTCTTTATAAAGTTCAATAGTATGTTTAATTTTATCGATTTCAGATTGCGTCTGATTAAGAAAAGCATTAGTCTCGTTAAGTTCGTGCTGAAGCAAATCTTCTTTGTTTATTAGATCCTGTGCTTTATCTAATTCAATGTTCAGTTGATTAATACCATCAAGTATTGATTTCTTTTTATCATTACTGTCATTTAAACACTGATCCTTATGCTCGGGAGTAAGTGGCGATTTACATGTAGAACATATGTCATTATCATTATAGAAAGAAATTTCTGAATCTACCTTTTTAATGTTAGATTCTAATTGATTCTCGTATAATTTAAGCTTTTCAAATTTGCGTCTTAAATTAGACGCTGGCAACTTTTGGATAATCTCTGTAGTTTTGGCGTCATATTCAGCCCTAGAATTCTCCAGCGCTTCAAGATCATTGTTAAGCTGAAAAATCTTACTCTTATTAGCCTCAGAATTAAATTTCTGTTTTTCTTTTATATCATCAATAGTGGATTTAATATGCTTAACACTTGCTTGTATAACCTCTATGTCTTTTTCTTTGCTGAATATAT